CGCGACGGTATGGACGGCGCGCCCGGCAAGGACGGCGTCGACGGCAAGAGCATCACCGTCGACGACGTGGCGCCCATGCTCGAGCGGAAGATGGCCGAGTGGGCGCTGGACTTCGAGCGGCGCGCGCAGGAGACGCTTCAGCGCGCGATCGAGCGGATGCCGGTACCGAAGGACGGGGCGCCCGGCAAGGACGGTCGGGACGGCGTCGACGGCAAGGACGGGCTCGGCATCGAGGACTTCCATTGGGACTTGGATGTCGATGCCGGCGAGATGGTGCTGGTGTTCGAGCGCGGCGACGTGCGCAAGGAGTTCCGCAAGCCGGTGCCGGTCATGGTCGACCGCGGCGTGTTCAAGGCCGGCGAGCAGTACCGGCAGGGCAACTCCGTGACATGGGGCGGGTCGTCGTGGATCGCGCAGAAGCACGATCCGGCCGGCAAGCCGGGCGAGTCGGCCGATTGGCGCTTGTCGGTGAAGAAGGGGCGCGATGGGAAGGACGGCGCGCCCGGCAAGGACGGCAAGGACGGCAAGGACGGCCAGTCCTGGGTCAAGACCGACGACCTGAACCCGCGCTGATGGGTTACTGCGTTCCGAGGATGTGGGAAGGCCAGACGGTCGCTGTCATGGCGTCCGGGCCCAGCATGTCGCAGGCGGTCGCCGACCAGGTGCGCGCCGCCGGCCTGCGCGCGATCGTGGTGAACGACACCTATCGGCTGGCGCCGTGGGCGGACATCCTCTACGCCGCTGATCGTCGGTGGTGGGAGGCGAACCCGGAGGCGGCCACGGAGTTCTCAGGGGTGAAGCTGGTTGGCCAGGCCGGCGTAACCCTGCCTGGGGTCCAGGTGATGATGCGCAGTGGCACCACAGGATTCGATCCGCGCCCGAATTTCGTGCGAACCGGGAACAACTCGGGCTACGCCGCCGTCCACGTCGCGATCCATGCCGGCGCGGCTCGGATCCTGCTCTGCGGATTCGATATGCACGGCACGCACTGGTTCGGGTCGCACAGCCGCAAGACCCCGAGCGGGAAGGCGCTGGCCAATCCGCACCCGAGCAGTTTCGCGGCGTGGATCGGCAGGTTCGCAGAGTTGCGCGGCCGCGGCTCAGAGATCCTGAATTGCACGCCCGGCAGCAAGCTCACGGCGTTCCCGTTCGTGGCGCTCGATGAGGCGCTTGGAGTTGCAGCATGACGCCGACGATTCTGACCGACGTGACGGACGAGCCGATCTCGCTGGAACTCGCCTGGGCGCACCTTGCGATCGACACCGAAGGGTCGCCGCCGGAGTCCGCGTTCGATGTGTGGCTCGAACAGGTGGGCATCCCCGGTGCGCGCGAGGCCGCGGAGAACTTCACCGGCCGCGCCTTCGGGGTCAAGACCTATCGGATCGTGATGACCGAGTTCGATGACGAGATCGAACTGCCGATCGTTCCTTTCCGCGACATCGAGGAGATCACCTATCGCGACGAGGATGGGGTCGAGCAAACGCTCGGGACCGGCGACTTCGAGGTCGACGAGTCCGGATTGATCCCGGTCCTCAAGCCGACCGACTCCTGGCCGGCAACGGACGGCTCGGCCAATGCGGTGACGATCGACTTCTCGGTGGGCTACGACAGCGTGCCGAAGGCGGCGCTGTGGGGAATGCTCCTGCTGCTCGGCCACGCCTTCAAGAATCGTGAGGCGATCACCGACAAGCAGGCGTTCGAGATGCCGCTCGGCGTCGAGGCGTTGCTGCGGCCCTACCGCGTGAAACTCGGGATGGCGTGATGGGCAAGGTCGCCGCGGGCCGTCTGAACCGTCGCGTGACGATCCAGAGGAAGTCGACGACGCTCGACACTTGGGGCCAGCCGCAGGCGTCCTGGTCGGACGTGGCCACGGTCTACGCTCACGTCAAGACGATCAGCGGCTCTGGGTTCGTCAACAACGAGATGCCGGCCGGCGGGACGGAGATCTCTCGCACGACGGCCAGCATCAGGATCCGCAGGCGCCGCGACGTGACGCACGGCATGAGGGTGCTGCTCGGCGACTTGATCTACGACATCCGCGCCGTGCTGCCTGACGAGGAAGGCGACGAGTTCGTGGATCTGGCCTGCGCGCTCGGCGCGAACGAAGGCTGATCGTGGCCAACGGGCGCAATCCAGGCGCGGCGCGCGCGGCGCGGCGAAGCAAGATCAAGCTCTACGAGTCGAAGGCAATCGCGGTCACGATGGAAGGTGACATCGCGGGCGCCATCCGCATGTTGAGCAAGGAGTTCCAGACCGAGGTCATCCGGCCCGCCACTTACGCTGCGGCCAGGATCATCTACGAGCAGATGCGCAGGAACGTGCCGATCGACTCGGGTGAGCTTCGGAACGCGATCTATCACTGGTTCGACGACAAGCAGTCGACGCCGACCCACCCGATCTACATGATCGGCCCGAACAAGGTCAAGGCGCCGCACTGGCACCACGTCGAGTACGGCCACTGGCGCTACAACAAGATCGTGAACGGCAGGTTCCAGAAGTCGAAGGACGGCGGGAAGGTGCGGATCAACAGCAACACGATCCCCTTCACGATCACCGACGATTGGAGGCGGGTTCACAAGCTGGACGGCGCGCTCTCTGCGCCGAAGTGGGTGCCTGGCCAACCCTACATCCGGGTCACGTTCGATCAGAACATCGGCCGGGCGCTGGAAGCCTCGAAGAAGCGAGCCGCGGAGAAGATCCGCGAGGTCATCGCGGAGATTGCGCAGTGATCGAACCCGACATCGTTGCAGAGATCAGTTCGATCTTCTCGGGCAGGGTCTACGCCGACACCGCGCAGGCCGGCGCCGCGCGGCCGTTCTGCATCTACCAGATGGTCGGCGGCAGGCCGTCGAACACGATCTGCGGAGACACCGACAAGCAGAACGCCAGGGTGCAGTTCTGGGTGTGGGCGGAGACGCGGTCGGAGGCGAACATCCTGATGCGATCGCTGGCTGACGCGCTGACCGGCGGTCCGCTGAAGGCCGTGTCGCTCGGCCCGCTGACCTCGACCTACGACGACATCACGCGCACCTACGGCGCGCAGCAGGATTTTTCGATCTGGTGGGACACCACCGCAACCTGAGTTTCACCGCCCACTTCGGGCAACCGCAACTGAGCCGCCTTCGGGCGGCTTTTTCTTTGTCCGAAAGGAGTCAAGCATGAGTTCCGAAGTTCTGCTCGTACAGGGCATGTCCATCAGCATCTCGGACGGTGAAGTGACCGAGCTCACCCCGAGCCCCGAGCCCACCTGGCACGTTCTCGACTGCGTGTCTCGCGAGATCACCTACAACGGCGGCACCGCGACCGAGAACGACGTGACCACGATCTGCTCGACCGCCAAGGAGTTCCGGCTCGGCCTGCAGGACAGCGGCACGATGTCCGTGACCGGCCACTGGAAGCCCGGCAACGCGGCGCACGAGGAGATCAAGGCGGCGGCGGCCGATAAGCTGCGCCGTCTGATCGAGGTCGAGTTCGAGGACGGGTCGATCTTCCGCGCGCTGGCCTACGTCTCGCAGCGGTCTTGGAGCGCGGCTGTCGACGGCGTGGTGACGGCCACGTTCAACTTCCGTCTGACCGGCGCGACGAGCGAAGTCGCCGCGACCTGATGAAGCTCTGGGCGCTCGATCCCTACGAGAAGTGGGGGGCCGCGCTGATCGCCTGCGCGAATGAGCGGGGGTGGTCGGCGCGGCGTGTTCGCCGCGGCGCGGACGTGGAGCGCGGCGGATACGGGTTCATCCGGCTTTCGATGGAGACGGCCGAGCTTGCTCGCAACCGCCAGGACTATGCCGAGATGCGCAAGCGCCTGACGATGGTTCAGGATCAGGCGCAGATCGACGTCTACGAGGACAAGTCCGAGCAGTGGCGGCGGTGGGGCGCTTGGATGCCGGACACCTGGCGCTTCACGAAGCTGGACGACGCCTTGGCCTTTCTCGCTGGCGCCGACTTCCCGATCGTCAGCAAGGCGGACACCGGGGCATCGAGTCGCAACGTGCGCGTTCTCGGCTACCGAGACGAGGCCGAGGCGCACGCCGTCCAGGTGTTCAAGCGCGGCATCCCGATCGAGCGTGGCCGTGTTCAGCGTGGCTACCTGCTCCTCCAGCGGTTCATTCCGCACCGCATCACCTACCGGGTGAACGCGCTCGGTAACGCGCGCGCAGCATTCTTCCGGTACTGCTATCCGGATCGGCCGGTCGCGCAGACCGGCAATGTGGATCCTGCGATGGAGATGACCGAAGAACTGGAGTCCCTGTTCGAGTTCTCGGACGGGTTCTTCAGGGCTGCCGGCACGAAATGGTGCGCCATCGACGTTCTGAAGGATGGCGACAAGTGGAAGTTGCTCGAAACGAGTGAGGGATGGCCGTGGCCGAGTCCGGGAACCTGCAATCAAGCGCCGATCTTCCGGTCGACGCGGAGCCGACGCTGGATCGAGATGATGGATCTACTGCTGGACGAGATCGAGGAAGGCGCGTTCTCCAGTTCGTAGGCTCGCGCGCGTTCGTGCTGTACGTCAACTCGAACATGATGGTTTGCTCGATCGTGTTCGTTGCGTGGGCGCTGCCGCGCGAGACGATCAGCGGGCTCCTGGGCCGGTGGAAGGCGACCGGATCGACGTGGCAGCGGCGCTTCGCGATGCCGGCGGCGTGGGTGGTCGACCGGATCTACTTCTGGGAACCGAATCACTGCTCAGAGGTCTACCGGATGGAGAAGGACGCCCGCAAGGCGCTCTATCCTTGATCTCTGTCGTCACGTTCAAGTGGTCGACGCCAGGCTACCGCGCAACCTTCGAGGCGCGGCACGTCAACGTGCTGGCGGCGATGGTGGCAAGGCACTACCACCGGCCGCATCGCTTCGTCTGCTTTACCGACGACCCGACCGGGTTGGCGTCGAACGTCGAGGCGCTTCCGATCTGGGATGACCTGGCGGCGGTGCCGAACCCGACCGGCGGCGGCCGGCCGAGTTGCTACCGACGGCTGAAGCTCTGGTCGCCAGGGATGCGAGGCGTGCTCGGCGAGCGTTTCGTCTGCCTCGACCTGGACGCGGTGGTGGTCGACGACCTCGCGCCGCTCTGGGACCGCACCGAGGACGTGGTGATGTGGCGCGCCCCGCGCGTGCGCTGGCCATACAACGGGGCGATGTTCATGGCCGAAACCGGGGCGCGGCCGCATGTCTGGACGGACTTCGACGCCGTGGACTCTCCGCGCAGGACGGTGGCGGCGGGCTACCGCGGATCGGATCAGGCGTGGATGTCCCTGGCGCTCGGCGCCGGCGAGGCGACCTGGGACGAGTCGGACGGGGTGTGGTTCTACGGCGCCATGCCGAAACCGCGCGATCGTTTGCCGGCCGGTGCTCGCATTGTGTTCACGACGGCCAGCACGCCGCCGTGGGCGTTGACGCACCAGTGGGTGCTCGAGCATTGGCGGTGAGCGGGAATGCTGACGGTCGTCTGCTGGATCTGGCGCGGTGAGCGCATCTACCTCCCCGAGCACGTCAACGTGCTGCGCAGGATGCTCGCGCGGCACCTTCATGTGCCGCATAGGGTGGTCTGCATCACCGACGAGCGCGATGGGTTCGACTCAGGCATCGAGGTCGTGCCGACGCCGGCCGCGGCGCGGCGCGTGGCTGCCATGAAGTCTCCCGAGGGGGAGCAGATGCCGAGTTGCTACCGCCGGCTCTGGATGTTCTCTGACGAGGCCCGAGCAATTGGCGACCGGGTGCTGCTGACTGACGTCGACCTCGTCGTGACTGGCGACATGACGCAACTGGTGGCGCGAGCAGAACCGTTCGTGGGCTGGTTGCCGCGCGGCAAGTGGGGCAATCAGAAGCACCGGATTGCCGGCGGCTTCTACCTGATGACGACCGGCGCTCACATGGATGTGTGGAATGACTTTGGGCCGGACGGCGTTGCTGCGGCGCGCGCGGCCGGCTACCGGGGGTCCGACCAGGCGTGGCTCAGTCACAAGCTCGGCGCCAGAGCGGCGCTGTGGGGGAGCCGAGACGGCATCTACGCGCTTTCGGACTTGGGGCGCAGGCCCGTTGGCTTGCCGAATGACGCGCGCCTGGTGCAGTTCGCCGGGCATCTGAAACCGTGGGACGAAGCCGCAATGAAGCTGCGGTGGGTCGCTGCCAACTACCACTGAAGGAACGCATGAACTTCGACATCAACGCGCTGGAAGCGGCGGCAAGCAAGACCTTCGACGTGAAGGTTGGCGAGCGTGACGATGGAAGCCCGGTCGGCTTCCGGGTTCTCGGGCCGTCCTCCGAACAGTACCAGCAGGCCGAGCGCGAGATCGAGATTCTGGCCACGAAAGAGTCGGCCGCGCGCAAGAAGATGGTCGACATGACCACTGACGAGGGCGCCGAGGTCGTGGTCGACGGCATGGCCAAGTCGCGCGACCTGCTCATCAAGTCCTGCGTCGTCGGCTGGTTCGGTTTCACCGAGGGCGAGACGAAGCCGCTGGACTTCACGCCGGCCAACCTCGAGCGCGTGCTGCGGGCGAAGCCTGTGTGGCGCAAGGTGATCGTCGCGGCGATCGAGAGCGAGGCAAATTTCGCCGAGGGCTGACGGAAGCCCTGCTGGAGTACGCCCGCGCGCACTTTGCGTTGTCAAGGCCCGATCCGCAGTTCAAGGGCAAGACCCGGCTCCAGGTATTCCTCGATGTCAAGAAGCAGACAGGCAGGATCGCGCCGGAATTGGAGGCGCTTCCTGCGCTTCCTGTCGAGGCGGCATATCTGTGGCGTTGGTTCTGCGATCTGGGCGGCGCCAGGACATCAGGCATGGCGCTCAACCCGATCGCGTGGGCCGACATGGCGGGGTACTTCGACCTGATTCGAGTGCGTCCGGAGCGATGGGAAATCGAGGCGATCCGTGCTATGGATAGCGCCTATCTTGCGAGTCGTGATGATAGGCAACCGCAGACGGCCGTGACTGGCGCGAGCGGAATGAAACGGGTGGCGCCTGGCGAGAAGCCGAGGCGCAATCGAAAGGACTGAGCGATGGCTGACGAAATTGCCCGCGGCGTAGTGAGGATCGACGGTGATGCGTCGGGCCTTGAGGCGTCGATGGCGAAGGCCGCGCAAGCCACCGAGCAGGCGCAGCAGAAGGTCGCCAGCGCCGCCGGCAAGATGGGCAAGTCGCTCACCGATGCCGGCCAGGATGCGGAGAAGGCCGCCGGCCAGATGGACCAGGCCGGCCGGCGGTTCCTGAATAGCCTGGAGCGCCGCACCGTCGAGATGGAGCGCGGCAGGGTCGGCCTGTTCGAGTACCGCGCGCAGCAACTCGGCATCTCTCAGGAGGCGGCGCCGTTCATCACGCGGATGCGCCAGTCGGAGGCGGCCGTCGGCAAGCTCGGGATGTCCGCGAAGCAGACGACACAGGCAATGCGCCTTCTGCCGGCGCAGATCACCGACATCGTGACCGGCCTCGCCTCCGGCCAGCCTGCCTACCTGGTGGCGATCCAGCAGGGCGGTCAGTTGAAGGACTCGTTCGGCGGGATCGTGCCTGCTGCGAAGGCGCTCGCCAGCGTGTTCACTCTGACGCGCGTGGCCATCGGCGGCGGCATCGCCTCAATTGGCGCTCTGATCGCAGCGTACAACCAGGGCGCGCAAGAGGCCGATGCCTTCAACCGGGCTGTCGTGATGACCGGCAATGCGGCCGGCGTCAACGCAGGCCAGCTCGCCGAGATGGCACGCAGCATCGACGGTGTTGTTGGCACGCAGGCGCAGGCCGCGGAGGCGCTGGCCGCACTGGTGAGCACTGGTCGCGTGGCCGGGGCGAGCCTGGAGCAAGTCGGCACGGCCGTCGTGAACATGGCCCGCAATATGGGCATGTCGATCGCGGACGCCGCCAAGCAGTTCGCGGAGCTCGGCAAGGATCCGCTGACCGCTTCTGAGAAACTGAACGAGTCCTACCGATACCTGACGCTCGCCACCTACAATCAGATCGCCGCGCTGATTGAGCAGGGCCGGGAGGCCGACGCCGCCGCCGCCGCGCAGCAGGCGTTCGCCGATGCGATGAATAGCCGCAGCGGCCAACTCGAGCAGAATCTCGGATACATCGAGCGCGCCTGGCGCGGCATCAAGGATGCCGCGAAAGAGGCGTGGGATTCGATGCTCGGCATTGGCCGGCAGGATACGCCCGAGGCGGCCCTGCGGCGTGCGCAGGCGGACCTTGCCGATCTTCAGAATCAGCGTGACAACGGGTGGGGCTTCACGTTCGGGATCGACGGCGCCATCTCGCGCCAACAGGAGGTCGTCCGTCTCGCCCAAGAGGCGGTCGATGCCGCGAAGAAGCGCGCCGACGAGGAGAAGCGCGCGGGCGATGCGCAGAAAGCAGGCATCGACGCACAGAAGGAGAACGCGAAGCTATATGAAAGAGCTCTCCCGAAGGCGCAGCAACTCGCCAATGCCCTGAAGGCGCTCGACGAGCGCAACGCCAAGATCCTCGCTGCTGGCGGAACGGTCGACGCTGAGTTGGACAAGAGGGCGCGCGAGTACCTGCGTAAGCAGTACGCGGAGCGCGGCGGCGGCGCGGGTCGCGCGTACACCGACGACGCGGCGACCCGGATGCTGCAGAGCCTCCGGGAGACTGGTGCGGCGCTGCAAGCGCAGATCGACAACGAGGAAAGGCTCGGTGCCGCGGCGCGCGCAAGGGTCGAGTTCGAGCAGAAGATCGCCGATCTGAAAACGAAGGGCACGCTTACGGCCGAGCAAAAGAGTCTGCTCGCCAACGAGGACAAGATCCGCGCGCAACTCGAAACGAACGAGGCGCTCGAGCAGGAAGTGGCGATCCGCAAGGTCATCGCCGACCAGCAGAAGAAGGAAGCCGAGGCCGAGGAGAAGTTCGCGCAGCGCGCGGCGCAGATCAGGGAAGAAATCGCGACCGCTCGCGATGGCCGGCTGGAGCAATACGACCGGCAGCTCGGCGCTTTCGGTCGGAGCGACCTGGATCGCGAGATGGTCGGCGGCCAGGCCAGCATCTTCCGCGAGTTCCAGCGGCGCCAGGCGCAGCTTCTCAGGGATACGCCCGAGCACTTGCTCGGATCGGACAAGTACATCACCGAGTCAATGGCGATCAAGGCTGCGCTCGACCAGGCGCTCGCCGACCACGAAACCTACTACGCCCGGCTGCGCCAGGAGCAGGCGAATTGGGAGAACGGGTACAAGCGCGCGATGGCCAACTACATCCAGGCCGCGGGCGACATTGCCGGCCAGACCGAGCAGTTGTTCGGCAATCTGTTCAAGGGTCTGGAGGACGTGTTCACGCAGTTCTTCACGACCGGGAAGGCAAGCTGGCGCGACTTCGGAATGGCGATCGTCGAGGAGATCAACCGCATCATCATCCGCTCGCAGATCATCGGGCCGCTTGCAAAGTCCATGCAGGCAGGCGGCGGCGGCGGTTTCCTGGCGAATTTCATCGGTTCGATCGTAGGCGGCGGCAAGAGCGCGGCGCCGGTTCCTGTCGCGGCGTCGGCATCCAGTCCATTCGGCATGAGTTGGCACGCATCTGGAGATGTGTTCGGGCCGTCTGGAATCGCTACCGGCCCCACGGTGTTCTCATACGGCGGCGGACGGATGGGCGTTGCTGGCGAGGCGGGCTACGAGGCCGCTGTTCCGTTGGCGCGCACCGCCAGCGGCGATCTTGGCGTGAAGGTTGCCGGCGGCGCGCGCGCATCCCAGCCGACCGTCGTCAACATGACTGTCGTGACGCGGGACGCTGAGTCCTTCAGGCGCTCAGAGGGACAGATCAAGAGTCGCCTCGCCGGATGGTCGAGCGGCGCGCAGAGGTTCGCATGAGCTTCATCGACGTTCGCTTTCCGAAGCAGCAGGGCTACGGGTCGGTCGGTGGGCCGGGGTTCCGAACCGAGGTCGTCGAGACGGCAAACAAGCGTGAGAAACGCAATCGTGTCTGGACGGACGCACGACGCCGCTACGACCTGACGATCACCGCGCGCACGCAGGACGAGGCCGAGGACATCCATGAGTTTCACGCAGCGATGGGTGGCCGTGAGCACTCGTTCCGGTTCTGGGATCCGCTCGATTACAAGCTGACCAATCAGTCGATCGGGCCGGGCGACGGCACGACCAAGGCGTTCCAGGTCGTCAAGACCTACTCGCAGGGCTCGGCAACCCATACCCGTACCGTCGACAAACTCGTCGCCGGCATTGTCGTGAAGATCAATGGCGTCACGCAGACGATCACGACGCACTACGCCGTTGACCTGAACACCGGGATCATCACCTTCGGTACGGCGCCAGCCGACGGCGCGACGATTACCGTGACCGGCGAGTTCGATGTGTGCGTGCGCTTCGCCGAAGATGAGTTGCGGTGGGTGGTGGTGGACAGTGAAGGCACGCCTCCGGATCGCTATCTCTGGCGCCCAGAGTCGCTGAATCTGATCGAGGTCATCGGCGAATGAGGACCGTCCCCGCCGCCATCACCACGGCCCGCCAGTCGTCGGCCTCGCGCCTGTGCAAAATCTGGAGGATCGAGCGTACCGACGGCACGGTGCTGCGCTTCACCGAGCACGACCGCGACCTGGTCGTCGATGGCGAGACGTTCCTCGCGACGGCCTCTTTCGATCCGTCGAGCATCAAGGTCAACGCCGACCTGTCCGTTTCCGACATGGACGTGCAGGGCGCGTTCGACAGCAGTTACATCACCGCCGAGGACTTGCTCGCGGGCCGGTACAACGGCGCGTCGTTCTGGGTGGCCGAGTGCCTCTGGGACAACGTGGCCGCCGGCAAGGATATCCAGAAATTCGGCTGGCTCGGAAACGTGAAGGAGGCCGGCGGCCAGTTCGTCGCCGAGTTGCTTGGCCCCGAGCGCATCCTTAACCGAAACATCCTGCGGCTCTACACGGTGGCCTGTGCCTGGACGCTCGGCGATTCTCGCTGCGGGGTGACGCTGGCCGGCTACACGCAGGCCGGCACCGTCTCGTCGGTCACCAGCCGCCGGGTGTTCGGCGTGACCGGCATCAGCGTGCCGGGTGGCGAGGAAGCGGACTGGTTCACGTTCGGCAAGGTGACCTTCACCAGCGGCGCGAACGACGGCCTTTCGATGGAGGTCAAGAACTTCGACGGAACGGAAGTTGAGTTGATGCTGCCGATGCCGTTCGACGTGGCCCCAAGCGACACCTTCGACATCGTAACCGGGTGCAACAAGTCGCTTGGGGCCTGCCGGTATCGGTTCAACAACGTGCTGAATTTCGGCGGGTTCCCGCACGCGCCGCAGTCCGACGACGTGATCAAGGGCATCGTGAACACCGAGACGGCGCCGACGAACAACGCCATCCTTGACCCGAGCCCGACCGATGGGAGCGCGAGCGCATGACCGTGACGCGTGAACAGTGGATCGACGAGATCCGATCCTGGGTCGGCGTGCCGTGGGTCCACCAAGGGCGCAACCGGCACGGCGTGGACTGCATCGGCCTGGTCATCGCCTCGGCGCATGCGCTCGGGCTGACGGAGTTCGACACCCGCGCCTACGGCCGCACGCCGATGGGCGACTTCCTGGTCCGCATGTGCAACGAGCATATGACCCGAAAAGCGAGAGCGGAACCCGGTGACGTGCTGCTCATGCGCATGTCGAAGTTTCCGCAGCACTTCGCCGTGCTGGTCGAGCCGGGCCGGATTGTCCATGCGCGGGGCGAGGACGGGCGCGTGGTCGAGACGAACATACCCGACGCCTGGTGTCGTCGGGTGGTCGGCGTGTACGCGGTTCCGGGGGTGGCGTAATGGCGCAACTCGTTGTCGCTGCTGCCGGGGCCGCGATCGGCGGGGCCATCGGCGGGCCTGCCGGCGCTCGGATAGGATGGATGATTGGCTCGATTGCCGGCGCTGCCCTGTTCGCGGAAAAGCAGGAAGGCCCGAAGATCGAGGACGGCAAGTTCTCGTCGTCCATCTACGGCCAGCCGATCCCGCTGAACTACGGGACGATGCGCCACGCCACGCAGCTCGCCTGGTGGTCTGGACTCATCATCCGCACGGAGGATGTCGGCGGCAAGGGCGGCGGCGGAGCAGAGGTCAAGAAAGCGCGCATGAACCTGCTGCTCGCGGTCTGCGAGGGGCCGCAGGCCGCCGTGCTGCGCATCTGGGCCAATGGCCGACTGATCGCAACCTTCGACGGCATCGGCTACGACGTGGACGAGGAGGTGCTGCCCGCCGGGGAGGTGCGCGTCTATCTCGGCACGTCGACGCAGGTCGCTGATCCGACCTATGAGGCAGCGGTCGGAACCGAGAATGCTGTGCCTTATCGCGGCACGGTGATGATCGCGATTGATGGGCTGGAAGGCGATGCATTCGGGAACCGGCCGCCTAACGTGGAGTGTGAGGTCGCGGGCGAAATCGAACCGGTTGCGTGTCCTGTCGATCCGATCCATGCGACCGGGGCACAGCAGGCCGGGCTTTACGTTCAGGGCTACGGATTCTCAAATCGCACGTCGAGTGCGGCCTACGATGCCGCGACGAGCACCTATTACATCGTGACCGAAGGCACCGACGGCTCGGTGCGGCAGATCGAGGCCTACGATGTGAGCGGTGCTGCGCCTGTGCTGTCCCGCGTGATCGACCTGGAAAAATGGGGGATCGCGACGGATAACATCTTCGTCGCGGGCATAGGATTCGATCCTGAGAACGGTCTACTGCGGGTGTCGGCTGGATACACCTGGGCTGGGTCTATTGTTGGTGCGCCGACCGAGTACATATGGGACGGCGAAATTCTGCACGAGTCCGCCGCGAAGCTCACAAACGATTCTTGGGGCGATTTCCCGGTCAGCGGGCAAACCGCCTCAAACGGCGCCCGCCACGGCATCCAGTACGCGATTTATCCGTCGAGCCCAGCGGGTGGGAGCGTCCTGCGCGGCGAGGTTGGGTGGTGGTCGCACACAAGCTCGATCATCGGATTTCGTCTCGCCAGACTCGTAAATGGGTCGCAGGGCGGGGCAGACGAGTATGCGTGGTTCCAGCAGTCGGACTTCTCGCGTTACACGAGGACTTCCGATGTCATCTACATCCCGAAGCGTTCCGGGGTCTGGAATGGGGGCGGGTTCAACCTTGCGATAAGGTGGGAGGAGAACGCGATCTACCTCGACAACGAAGGCGCGGTCAGTCTGTTGCCGTGGGACGGCGCAGGCGGCTACAGCCTCTCGATGAGTCGCAGCCTCGTCTACGCGCCGCGCAGGAAGAAGGTCTATATCGTAGCGGACGGCCTTGCGGTCGGCGTCGGGTCGATAAACATTGACGCCACGCAAGTCTACGCGCTGACCGTCGATGGGCCGATCCAGCCGTGGCCGGCTGAAATCACCAATAACCCGAACTTCTCGGTCTGGAACGAGGCGGGGGATTGCCTCGTCGTCGGTCGCACGGTGGGCGCTGGCCTGGTCTATTGGACGATTGACCCGGACACGATGACCGTTCTGACCGGGCCTTGCTCATACGACGAGGACCGCCGTGTCGTGGCCGCGAAGGATCTCGGCGACGGGCGGTTTGCCTGCATCCTGGAGGATACGGGAGAAGTTGGGTCCGGCCCTGATGCCGTTGCAATCATCGACGTGCCCGTCGGCGGTGCGACTGGCCAGCCGATCACGCTGCAGGAAATAGTCGAGGATCTGTGCGAGCGCTCCGGCCTGCCTGCGGGGAATCTTGACGCGAGCGCCGGCACGGATCTCGTTTCTGGATTCAAGGTCGCGCGACAGACGAGTGCGCGCGCTGCTATCGAATCGCTGCGGCCCGCGTACTTCTTCGACATGCCAGAGGTCGGCGAGCAGATCGTTCTGACCAAGCGCGGGGCCGCGTCTGTGGCCACCATCGACAGCGGCGAGCTCGGAGCGTCGATCTTCCAGGTGACGCGCACCGACCCCGAACCGGCCTACGAGTTGGAGCACGTCGAAGAGCAGGAAATCCCGCGCCGGCTGGAGCTCACCTACGTCGACGCGGGGGCAGACTACGACCCCGGCGTGCAGATGGCCGAGCGCCAAGTTGGCGAGTCATCCGCGCCATTGCAGATCGAAGTCCCGGTCAGCTTGACCGCCGAGCAGGCGGCGCGGATCGCCTGGGTCAACCTGATGCTGGCCCACGCATCCAAGCACAAGCTCAGGATCAAGCTCTCGCATGCCTACGACGCGCTGATCCCGTCGAACTGCATCGATGTTCCCCACGCGAGCGGAGACACGCTGCGGATGCGAATCGATCAGATCACGCGCGCACGGCCGCTGCTGGAGGTCGACGGCGTTTTGGATGAGCAGAGCGTCTACACCTTCCAGATCGGCGGGGTGCCGAGGTATCAGGGGCCGCGGCAGTCGGGAATCGGCGCGGTCGGATCGTCGCTGCTTGCCATGCTGGACGTGCCGCCGCTGCGCGATCAGGACGACGCGCTGTTGCGTTACGTCGCGCTCGGCCCGAGCGAGAAGGGCAAGGCCTGGGGCGGCGCGGCTCTCTACAAATCGGTCGATGGCGGCACGTCGTTCGGATCGGTGCTGACGACGACCAGTCCCGTGACGCTCGGTGCGACCGTCGGCAAGCTCGGCGACTGGACTGGCGGCAACGTCTGGGACGACGAGAACACGGTCGATGTCGCTTTGTCGTCCGGCACGTTCAGCAGCGCGACCGATCTTGCCGTACTCAACGGCGCGAACGCGATTGCCGTCGCGGCGGGTGACGATTGGGAGATCGTGCAGTTCACGACCGCCGAGCTCGTCGGCACGGACACCTGGCGCCTGTCGAGGTTGCTGCGCGGTCGTCGCGGGACCGAGCGGTGCATCGACGGTCATGCCACAGGGGATCGGGTCGTGCTACTGTCGACCGCCTCGCTGCGGGTGGCCTATGAACAGTATGCCGAGATCGGCGTCGAGCGCCACTACAAGGCCGTCACGTCTGGCGGCGCGGTGTCTGATGCGGCATCCGTGCCGAGGACGCTGGCCGCGAACAGCCTGAAGCCGTTGTCGCCGGTTCACATCTCCGGGGCGCGTGACGAGTCGAACAACCTGACGATTTCCTGGGTGCGGCGCGCGCGGATCGCTGCGGAATGGATTGACGCGCGGGATGTTGCCTTGGACGAGCCGACCGAGGCATACGAGATCGACATCTACGACGGCACGAGCATAGTACGGACCATTGAGGCCAGCACGCCCACGGCCATCTACTCCGCAGCCGAGCAGACTGCGGACGGCCTGACGCCGGGCGATCCGGTCGTGTGCGCCATCTATCAGATCAGCAGCCGCATCGGTCGCGGCCACGCGGGAGAAGCAACTGTATGACCACGACGACGAATCTTGGGATCGACCTGATCGAGACGAACCAGACGCAGAAGGAGGTTACGGCCAATGCCGCGACGACCGCGCTCGAGGCTGCGCTCACGGATGCGGTGGAGATCGCGGTCGAGGATGGATCGAATGCCGTTACAGACGCGGATTTCCGTGACGGCGTTGCTCTGGTGCTGACAGACGGTGGCGTCACCGCCGCATTCGATGTCGTGCTGCCGGGTTTGAAAGGCATCAAGGCGGTCATCAATACGACCGGCGAAGATGCGACCATTGCCTGCGCCAGTGCGGCGCCGGGAGCGGAAGAATCGACCATCCCCGCTGGCACCACGGCAATTGTGTATTGCGACGGGACGCAGGTCTGGCAACTGACGGCCGGCCTGTCTGCGGCAGTCGAAGCGTTCACGGACCTTCCCGATGCGCCGTCGAGCTATTCGGGCGAGGGTGGGAAGCTCCTGGCGGTCAACAGCGGCGAGACTGCCATCGAGTTCGTCGCGGCGCCTTACGACATCGGAACGTTTGTCGCGGGCTCGCCAGAGGCCGATGAGGTCGTGCTGCGATTCGTCGCCACTCGCGCTTTCACGCTGCCAGCGGGGCTTTCTGGTTCGCAGGTGAAAGCCGGAACGGCTGCGGCTGCTGCGACGGACTTCGACGTGAAGAAGGGAGCGTCGTCGGTCGGCACGATCAGCTTTGCGGCATCGGGCGATACGGCCACGTTCACGATGGCGAGCGCGACATCGTTCACTGCGGGCGACATCCTTTCCATCGTCGCTCCAAGCACCCCGGATGCCACGCTCGCAGACATTTCGTTCACACTTGCTGGTACGAGGGACTGATCATGGCTCTGTTGATTATCGAGAACTTCTACGACTGGCCGTCGTCCGCGCCGTTTTCTCCTGAGAACATCAGCGCAGAGTACTCCGTGGCCCGGACAACCGGGACGGTGCATCGCGCCGGCACGGCATCTCTGGAGTTGAATAACTACAACGATTACATCAGCTTCCCGCTCGACGGTAGCCACTCGACGCTGCGCTTTTGTCTGCGCATTCGGAAAAATTTGCAGTCGTATCGATTGGCGCTGATAAGTTTCGGATCGTCGAGCGGGACGCAGATGAACATCGGCATCTCTAGTACAGGATACCTTTACGCGGCTCTGAACGACTCGACTTCTCCGCCTGTCGGGTGGACTGCCACGACCGATTCGATTCCACAGGACACCTGGACATACATCGAAGGTCGCGTCGTCATCCATGCAAGCACTGGCGCGGTGGAACTGCGAGTCAACGGCAGCGAGACGCCCGCTCTAAGCCTGTCCGGCGTTGACACAGAGTATTACGCCGGGCAGTTGGTGACGAGTGTGTGTCTCGGCGAATTTAACGGCAACGACAGCTTCCGGGGTTACGTCACGGACTTCTGTGTCTGGACAGAGGACGGAGAGGCACCGACCGGCTGGATCGGCGAATGCCAGGTCGATACGCTGCTTCCGACGGGAGCCGGGTCGTCGACCGACTTCACCGCGAGCGCGGGCAGCAACTACCAGTGTGTAGACGAAGTGCCGAACAATCTCGGCACGGATTACGTCGAGTCGTCGACGGACGGGGATGTCGACCTGTATGCGATGGCTGATCTCGCGGAGGAACCTGCGACGATCCATGCGGTCGCGGTCGCGGTCAGCGCAGCGAAAACCGATGCCGGAAGCGGGTCGATCAAGTCGGTCATGAAGTCCGGGGCCACGACTGCCGAATCCGGTGCGCGTGCGCTGTCCAATGGGGCGTATCTGCGCAACGTCTACGCCCGAGGGGTCGACCCGAATACATCTTCGGCATGGACGGCTTCGGCGGTGAATGCGCTTGAAGCCGGGTGCAAGGCGGTGATCTGATGGCCGTCCGCAATACGCAAACGACTGTCCGGGCTCTCGTCACCCGCAACGCAGAGGTTCGCGCAAGCCAAGTCGTCGTCCGGGTTCTCGTCACCCGCAATGCAGAGGTCCGCGCCGGCCAGGTCGTCGTGCGGGTGCTGCGCACCGTTGCGACGGCGCCCCCCCCTTCTACGGGTGCCAGGCGTCGTCCTGTGTACGTCATCACATCGTGAGGTCAACATGCTGATCGCTTCCATCGCTGCGCTCGCCGCGGCTTTTTTCTGCCTGCGGTTCGTGCGGTCATGGCGCGACCGTCGGCACATTCGTCAGCGGCTGCGCTCGATCTGAGAAAGTCGTGCAATGACTGATCCTGGACAATCCCTAGCGATAACGGAGTGGCTTGCGCTACTCGGCTTCAAGGCAGTCACTCTGGTGGCCGCTTTTTTTGGTGCATCGGTCGCGCTCGTCGGCACGCCGCGGCTGACGTGGCCACAACTCGTCGTGTCGGTGTTCGGTGGCATGGCGACTGCGATCTATCTCGAACCACTGATCTCCTACTGGCTCGGTCTGCCGATTCAAGTGCAGGGTGGCGTGGCGTTCGTGCTCGGGCTCGCCGGCCTGGTGGTGGCCGCCGGCATTCTCGAGGTGTCGCGCTCGCTTCCGGCAATCGCGCTCGACTGGCTGCGCCGCAAATTCGGGGGTGGCGCATGAGCGTGCTGTACTCGCTGATCTGCCTCGGTATCGTTGTGGTGGCGCTCCACCGGCTCAACTCGCTGCCGCCCGAGGCGGCAATGCTGCGCCGGGTCGTGCTGGTGCTCCTCGCCGTCGGCGCGTTCGGTGGCGTCCTGCGCCCGGTAGCTCCCGAGTTGATCTCGGGATGGTCGGACGTGCTGTTCGCAGGCGGCGTGCTCACGTCGATGGTCGTGCGCTACTACCGGCCGCAGTGGTACGCGAACAGCCCCATGACGCTGATCGAGCGCCTGCTGGACCGGGTGCGATGATCGACGCGCGCCTGCTCATCGCTGCCACCGGCTGCGCGCCGGGCGTGGCCTATCGCCACTCGGACTGGCTGGCGATGGCGGCCGAGCGGTGGGGGATCGACACGCCTGTCCGGGTCGCCGCGTGGCTCGCGCAGTGCGCGCACGAGTCTGGGCGGTTTCGGATCGTCGAGGAGAACCTCAACTACACCACGCCGGCCCGGCTCATTGCCGTCTGGCCGACCCGTTTCCGGCTGCCAGTGACCGACCGCGAGGCGCGCCTCGACGTGTTCCCGGACGGCAAGAGGAACCCCCGGCGCTACGTGCGCAACCCGGAGAAGCTCGCCGAGTTCGTCTATGGCGGGCGCATGGGCAACGCGCCGGAAGGCGAGGGCGACGGCTGGGCGTACATCGGCCGGGGCTTCATACAGATCACCGGCCGGGCCACCTACCGCGCCTATTCGCAGGCGTCCGGCAACAATGTCGAGGTGGTGCCTGACCTGGTGACCTCGCCGCGGCTGGCCGCCGACACGGCTGGCTGGTACTGGCACGACCGGGGCTGCAACGCGCTCGCCGACGCCGAAGATTGGTACGGGCTCACGCGCAGGATCAACGGCGGCCTCAACGGCATCTCAGGGCGCCTCGCGCTGCACCGTCGGGCGCAGGAGGCCATCGCATGATTGCTCGGCCACAAGTCATCGTCGGCCTGGTGCTGGCCGCCCTGTTCGTCGGCTGGACCGTGATCGCCTACCGGCACGGCGTCAAGGTAGAGCGCGCCGATTGGGAGAAGGCCCAGCGGATCGCCGAGGCCGCGGCCCGGCAGACGGAGCACGACCTGGCCGACCTCGCCGC